ATCTGGTCAGCGCGTGGAGCAGACAAATCAGAAATGTTTGCCGCTACTGCGGTTGTTCCAATTCCGAATGCACCATCTGAACCACCTGTAGGTCGGGATTTCAGAATCCTCCAACCACTAGAAGTATATGGCCTCTTAGCAATCATAGAGAAAGCGTTGACTTCCCTATTTAGCATAGACCATACCTTTTGTCCATAAAGCACACCGTAAAGGTCGCCAAGACCATCCGCACCACCAGATAGTCCGGTATTTGCGGCATCGTGGGTTCCTCCAGAACCGTATGCACCAAAGAAGCCACCGACTACGCCGCTAGACTTCAAGAGAGAGTTTCCTCCCCCCGTTCCTTTGAAGCCATAAGTTGCGGCTTCCAAATCTGCCATTGTGTTAATATATCCGTTTGCCATTTTACACACCTCCAACAAGATTGTGGATGTCGTTCCAATCCATATCTGCGGCTTCATCAATAGATGTTGGGAAGCCTTCGGGTAGGCTGAAAGCGACTTCTGCGCTCTTGCGAATCTCTTCGTCCTTCTCAGTTAGGGACTTTCTCAACTCAGCAAATTCTGCTTTTAGGTCAGCAACTTCTGAACGAGCGTCATATTCTGCTCTTTCTGCGGCAGACTTTCTAACTTCGTTCTCGGCTGCAAAGCGAGCCGCAAACTGCTTTTGTAGGTCATCGTAGGCAATCTTCTCAAGTTGTTCTGCCTTGAAAGCCTCGTAAGCCTTCTCCACATTCTCAACAGATAGATTTAGGGTTGAGAAATCCTCATTCTCATATCCCTTTAGAGTCTTTACTACAAGTGTCCCTGCCTCGTTTCTAGCCTCATCCTCATCTAGAGCCTTAGTATCAGACGGTTCTGCTGGAGTTTCTGCTACTTCTGTTTCTTCTCCATCATCTTTGTCTAGGACTTCTCCCGCATTCTTACTGTAATCCATAGATGCATCAGCGTCATCCGCCTCATCCATTACAGTCGGGTCAAGTGATTCCTCACCATCCCCCTTTTCAGTCATCTCTTCCTTGCGGATTTCCTGAACCTGATTCATCAGGCCGTTCAATTCCTCAAGTGCTTTTTCCAGTTTTTCACTCATTTTGTTTTCACCTCCAACATCTTGTTTCAAAATGTCGAATTTCGCTTCTGGATTGATTCCCTTTTCACAGATTGTCACTTCATGTAATTCTAACTTGTCTATTTCATTATACTTACCAAGTTCAGAATTTGTTCTGCTTTTCTTAGAAATCGCTTGCCCTCCTATACTAAATGACCTAAGTGTTCCTTTCCTTATGCCTCTTGAAATCTCCTTTGCCTTTTCTATATCTTCTCGGAGTTTTATTACTACATAGAATCCAACGTCATCTACACCTGTTTTGTGTAAGACTCCGTTTTTATCTCTATATTGTTCTACTACCTCCCCGACTTGAACATTTGAATGATTTGACATTACGTTTCTAAAATTCTTTTCTCCCATGAATTTGTGGACTGCTTCATTTAGTGCTTCTAATGTGATTAAGTCATTTTGCTTATCAACAACTTCTATTGATGCATATCCTCCTATGATTAAATTGTCCGATTTTAGTATATCGAAATATCCCTCTCCGCTTTTTAGTAGTAGTCCTTCAGAACTAAGCATCAACACTAGCCCATTTTTTTACTATATGAACTATGCGATTCTTTCTGGGAATGGAAGGTCTTGATATTTATCTTCTTTAATGTTCACAATACCCTTTTCTTTGGCTTCTGGAAGCATTTCCTGTTTTTTACCTGTCCACGCTAACCATGATTTTTTATCTTTAACAGGAATAACTCGGAAGTGTAGTCTTGTCTCAAATTTATCGCCAATAATTTTGTATTCATGATAACCATGTTTCTGAACCCCCACAATTAATTCTCCTTCATCAAGTAGTTTATGTTCATCTACATCATCACTTACTATTGCAGGGAATTTTCCAGATTTACCAAATAACTCATAGATATCTGAATTCTCATCTAATCTAATAGTCCATGCCATTTTACTATCCTTGATATCTAGAACGACATTGAGATTACCATCTTCTCTAATATATATCTTGAAATTATCATCATTTCTTACTTCGTCTTTCATCATAGTGGTAGGGTCTGTCTTGAATTTTCCATATCTAGAACCATCATTGACAAATAATATGCCATATTGTCTAGAACTTTCACCACTTGGTTCTTTAAGCCAAGAGTATAATTTCTTTGGTTGTCCATCAAATGCCTCCATTTCCTCAAACAATGGCCCCATTCTAGGATGGCGTTCTACCATTTCTACAATATCCTTGAAGGGCATTGGCTTATCTTTTTCCTTCAACCAATTGTATATTCCCCTTCTGAAATTAACTCTAGATTTATCTATGAGTTCACTTAATTGTTCTTTCCATAAATCTATTGAATGTAGTGCATTCTTTTGCATCAAGGAATCTCCCTCAAAACCATAGATAGTGAATCCATCTAAGTCATGTTTGAGTATTATATCTGCTTCACCGTGTATGTTGTCTGTAATATGGTAGGATTTTTTCTTGTCCTTTACTCCACTAGTGACTTTGAATGCTTCTCCAATTTTTTCTGCCATCAATCCCAATGATTTCTTGGTTTTCTCAGATAATTGTATAATTGTAGTCAATCTATCTGGAGAAGTGACTTCCGGTATTTCAGAAAACTTAGCAGAATATAGGCTGAATTTGTTTCCCTTTCTTTTGACTTCATCTACCTTAACTCTCATAATAGAACCAACATCTAGAGATTTCTTAGTATTGAGTGCCTTACCTACAGGAGCATAATTCTTATCATCGTATTCTATGCTATGATATTTCTCAGTCTCTTCTATACTAAGTGGCCCCACTCCCATTGTGTATGAATGGAGATTGCTCTTGGTTTTCTTCTTATCCAATATGATTACATCCAAATCAACGAATTTCTTCCACTTAATCCATTTAGGATTCTTTTTTGTCCCAAGATAATAAGTGGATTCCATGTCCTTTATGACCACTCCTTCCGCAGTAGGCATTGACATAATATCCATAGAATAGTCATTTACTTCTTTCATGGAGTCTGCAATCCTAGTGTCCTTCTTAGATGGGAACGCTAGGTTCTCGGAAGAGTGTTCTGAGTATTGGTAGAATAAGATGTTTATTCGTTCTCTTAGGGGAGTGTCCATAATATTCTTCTTCTCATGTTTCATGATATCGAAAACGTGCGCTCTTAGTTTTCCTTCAGTTTCTTTCTTGAAAACGTGTTTAACAGTATCTGCACGATGTAGTGCCTCATCACCCTTGAATAACATTAATTCTGCATCCAAGATACAATCTCCGTATTGTTTTTCTTTCATTTCTTTTACTTGTAGAGGACATTTAGAAGTGATATCCTTCTCATTGTATGAGTATATCTTAACATCATCTTTCTTCTTATGTATCTGAATTCTCATTCCATCATACTTCTCTTGCACTAGATACTCACCAGAAAATCCTTTGATGCTGTCCATATCCTTTATCTCAAATATCCTATACATGGGTTTGTTAGGCATAATAAATCCTAACTCTTTCTGTTCTTTCTTGATAGTTGGCATATCCACTTCAATTAGATTCTCTAATTGTTCCTCATCATATTGTTGTCTGAATATGTTCTTGAATTTCTTATACAACATTTTGAATTTAGGCTTGATTCTCTTAGTGTCCTTATCATCCCCATAGTGTTCTGTGATATACATGGGTATGTCATTTGCTTCTAAGTCCAATCCCATTTCACCATCAGTTATCTCATCCGGTTCCAAGCCATTGTCTTCAAGCAATTTATCGGGTAAAGCATTACTATGGGAACGAAGTGCGAAATGTATGAAAGCGACAAAGATAGACTCGTTTTCTAACAATGTTTCTATTACCTCATCTCCCAATTGGTCTGAGAATGGGTCACTTACCTTATCAGACTTGAATCTAAATTCCTTGATTGATTCCCAGAGTTGTTTAGCAGAACTAGATTCTGGGTCATCTATCTCCTTATTGAACAGAACATCCTCTTTGATATATTTCTTCATTTCCCTAGTGAAATCATCCAAACCGTCAAATTGCATCTGAATGCTCTTAACAGTCTTCTTCCATTTATCACCGTATTCAGCAGGGTCTTCCGAAGCAGAAAGGAAAGAGAATCTAGATTTCTCAAAGAAATTTAGTATGCGCTTAGTTAGAGGCTTACTTTTCTTATCAAATTCTAAACCCGAAAGTGGCATTCATTTCACTCAACCTTCGGACTCTTCACCTGCAAAAGCATCATTAGAATCTGTTGGCATAGATAGTTTCTCTTTCTTGCCACTCTTAGGGGGTCTTTTCACCTTGACTTCCTCAGTTTCATCTTCTAATTCCACAACGCTATTGTTCTCAGACATTTCTAGAAGCAAATCTTTTGCCTTCTGTATGGCTATCTCCGCCAATTTCTCAGTCTTTTCTATTTTCTTATGCACACCTACTCTAAAATCACTCATCGTCTTTACCTCCCATTAATGCCCCTGCTACTAGGACTCCCTCTTTATCTGTTTCCTTATCCTTCAAATCTGCTTCTAAATTCTTTCTTGGCATTTCTCCGGTGGCTTCATCTGTGCATACACATGGACTTTGACCACAATAGAAACATTTCCGCTTTAGAATATCCATCCAACCCATTTCAATCACCAATTAATTCCAGTTGCCTTCAAATTAGATACGAATTCGTCATATAGTGGTTTTATTTTTGCATATTGTTGTCTCAAATCATCTAGGTTTTCTTGAGTTAGACGTTGGCTCGGATTTTTCCAATCCAAAGAAGACACAATTCTAGCAATAAATGTATCGGGGTCATCACGAAACATATTTTCAAGGACTTCTAGTTCATCTATCATTTTCCCATCTTCTTTTACTATATCCACCCAACTCATTTCAATCACCCTAGATTTTCAGCCATCTTATGAATATCATCCCATTCCATCTTAGCAATGGTATCTCCACTAATACCACTTTCATGTGCAGTATGTGGAGTTGGGCTATTAACCATGACATACCCACTCTTCATGAGTAGATTATCCTTGTCATAAACTGCTCTTTCTAAATTTTTCACTTTGTCTACTAATGTTTTCAATAGTAAAACCATTTCATCTTTATTTTCTTCACTCATCTTCATCTACCTCTAATTCTGCTCTTTCTCTTTCTCTATTAGATAATTCAACAGGTTGTCTCTTTCTACCTGTATGGGGATGTTTCCTTCTTAGATTCTTGGAAGATTGATGTGCCTTTGGCGCATCATCCAATAGGCTCTCCCTAATCGCTTCATATTTTTCAATGAATTCCTCATCTAACTTTTGTTTGGCTAGTTGCCACTCTTCCATCCATTCTTTTAGCGCATCTTCTGATTTTAGTATAGTTTGCCAACTCATTGTATTTTCTCCACCATTGTTTTATAGAATTCTAACCTCATCCTTAAGTGTTCGGGATTGATTTCTTGACCACCTTGAATATATTTAATATCTGTATCTAAATGTCCAAGTAAAAACTCTTTTAATTGAACATTGTTTTTCTTAATCGTATCTTGCCAAATCATTTCAAAACTTCCCTCCTTCGGGTAGGAAACCAAATTGTGTTAATTTCCGCTTTATCATTTCAAATCCTTTTAATGAACCTTGTCCGTGAGGGTCGGGAACCCCATCACTTCCGTAATTCATCCATTCGTGTTTTGTCATTTGAATCAGTCTAGCCATTCTATCTACTATTTCTATGTATTTTTGTTCTGTGGGGGCCGCGTCTAAACCTTCTGAAAGTTTGGTTAATTCTCTACTCAGCATTCCTTGAACATCTGGATGTAGGCTATCAAATCTGAGCCACCGTAGTAATTGCATCTCTGGTAATGGGGTTCCTATTTTATGCGCCCGAATCGCATCTCGCTTTTCTTCCCATGATTTTGATTTGTCTGCTATGTTCTTTTTCCTTCTTTCAGCGTGTAGTCTAGCATATTCTCGCACTTCATCTGGACTAAGTTTTCTTTTCAGTATTCCTTGCCAACTCATTTTTTCTTCCCCACTTTGCTTTTCTTCTTTGGTAGAATCTCTTGCCTCAACTGCCCATATAGAGTCTCGTAGTCCTTTCTCAATTCTGCGGCAGACGATAGGATATCTAAATTCTTTTCCTCGTATTTTTTCATCTTCTTCTTGAAGGCTTCATCTTTCTGAACCAAATCTAAGTCCATAAGACCCTCAATTACCCCACTTAATTTAGTCATGTCTTGCCCAAAGAACTCAGTAGGTTGTGAGGATTGCAACAGTTTCTTCAATTTCTTTTTCTGCTTGCTATCCACCTTCTCTAATAGAGGCTTAGACTTTAGAATTCCCTGCCAACTCATTTTTTCATCAACCTCCCATTATCATGATATATGGATTGAATTGAACACTTACTCTTTCTGCCTTATCGGGAGTGTTAGCAAAACGAACAATTGCAGGGGCAATTCCACCACTCCCACTTGCGGCAGGGCCAGCCCAGAAATTAAAACTTTCACGCGGTATTCCATCTCCAAAAGCAATTTCATCACGACCCCAAGTGTAGGGTCTTCCTTTCCAATTAATAGTGACAGTATCAACTAATACTTTCATTC